TCTGGTAATCCGATGAGGCTAGGTGCGCGTAATAGTGTGTGGTATAGGCGGTCTGTGTGATTGCTCCGAGTGACATCTGTTGTGCCGAGCTCATAGAGAATATCCTGCGCAAGGCTTCTGTCAGCATCTAGCGTACCTTCCCACTCCAACTTAGTACCTTGAGCCCAGCGAGACTGGCTCTGCATATCTAACTCGTCACCTGTATTTAGAATCAGGTCAAACTTCTCTCGCTTTACTAACTTGATAAGATTCTTAACAGCTTGCTCATGGTGATATGGGATTTGTAAATCCGAGATAACCAAGTATCGGCGTTTAGTCATCATCCTCATCTTCGTAATCGCCGAACCTATTTGGATCGACTGGGTCTGGCAGAATCCATGCAGGATATGATTGTGTATCGGTAATCATAAAAAGCGCAACACCTTCAGCGAAACCCGCTTTACGCAATGACTTCCAATACTCATGCAATCCAATGCAGTAAGCATCTAGCTTTGAGTAGCCTTGCTCCTCTAGCTCTTTTGCTTTTCTTGCCATAGCAGAATGTTACCTGTCTAGTAAGATGTTGTAGATTTCATCGACTCGCGTGTTGAGTCTTTTAATCTCAGACAACAAGTGGGTAATTACATAACCTGACAGACCACCAACTATTGCCAGCGTTCCTAGGTAAAGAGTAAAGAAATCCGATTGTGTCACTTTTTAGGAGTCGCGTATCCAAAGACACCAGCTAGGACAGCCCAAAGAACTGCACGATAATCAAGTGCAAAGTTAGATGCAGCCCATGCTGATAAGAATGCTCCAGCAGTAAGGATATAAGGATTCTTCATGTTCATTAGTTTCCGCCTAACATAGGTATCGAATAAAATTCACCCAGTAAGTCAGCTTCTTTCTTAAAGCTAACATGCATGTGGTGAATGTGTTTGTTAGCCCCTGTGTATTTACGCCACTTCCAGTTAAGGACGGGAGACGCAATCCTGCCGTTAAAAATAATGTACGAGATGCGTTTCTCTGTTTTAGACTTGCAACCGATTCGAATCTGATCTGCAAGGTCGGGCATGATAAACGGCTTGATTCCGACACCGAATAAATCTGCGTCAATGTCAATGGCACGAACCCAGCCCTGCTCATCTGGATTATGATCAGACTTGCGAGCAGCGTGTCGGGTATCACCGAGCCAACCATCCGATGCCCTGTCACGATCTGGGAAGGAATCATCTATCTGCTCTCTTAACTGGATAGCAGCTTTAGAAAGTTTTGCCTTCACTTATAATCCGAGTGCCTTTAGATCGTCAGCAGTCAAGCCAAGTGCAGCAAGTTTTTCCTGTGCTGCCTTTTTGGTTTCAATTTCTGCTTTGTCAGCTACAGCTTTAGCATCTTTTGCTAATTCGACATCTGCCCATTCTGCAATTGTGGCTTCATATTCTGTAGCATCTAATTCCGTGTAGCCTAATTCCTCGCTTCCAATTTTAATTGTTGGAAACTCTAATTTAAGTGCTGCAATTTTTTCATTCTTTGTCATTAGTTTTCCACTCCATAGACTGTGACTGTTCCGCTGACTGTGCCTGATGCAACAGAAAGAATAAAGCCTGTTACGACTTCACCTGTTGTACGCTCAAATCCGCACCATAGTGGTCCAAGTGAGACGACATCATAACCAGTGCCATAGAATTGAGGTTCCGATGATGTTCCACTTACCCCACCGCGAGCAGTTAAGGTTAAACCTGCTGGTCCAGTTGAGTTCTGTAAATTAAGAATCTGCATGGCACTTCCTGCATTGACTCCAGTAGTTGTAATTGAGCCGTTATATGGCACAACATTGTAAGCACCATAATATCCAGATGTTCTAGTTGTACCAGATACTCTGACCTGCATAAGTAATTGTTGAGAACCTGATGAGAACATGTTGTTAAACGCAATCACATAGTTTCTATATGTGCTGGTAAATACACCATCAAAAGTAGTATTGGTATTGGCTACCGCGCTGAATGTAGAAGTTTGTATTTTTGTCAATGCTCCGCTTGCAGCAGTCGCCCATTTTAGGCCAGTCGCAGCTGTCGAATCTGCTTGCAAGATTTGTCCATTAGTTCCCACTGCAAGGCGAGAAACAGTATCAGCAGCAGTCGCTGCAATAATGTCTCCCTTAGCATCTACTATAGATTTAGGAACCATGGTTGCCATGGTCGCATCAGCAGCATCACCGAGACTCTCGATGGCTACTGCGCCATCTTTAACTAAGTCGGTACTGGTTGGTACAGGCCAACCATAATTGGGAGTTGTTGTTGCCATTAGGTTAGAGCTCCGATCGCTTTAGTCCACTGTAGTGTAGCATTCACGCCACTCCAAAGGGTATTGGTTGGGATTACTGTCGCCCATGTTGGCGCAATAAGTGAGAAATCTGTAGGTGAAACATAGATAGTTGCATCAACATAGGTTGGTGTAGCTGCAAGTGAAATGCCCTCTACAAAGCCTGAGAAGTACCCCTCGAACATGTTGAAGGGTAGGTTAGTGATAACTACTGGCTCACCAAAGAACAGGTTGATAAGGTCATCTAGTTGGGTAGATGGCATCGTAGGGTTATCGAGTCTAAAAGTAATTTGGTCTAGCTGTGTTCTAGGTGTTGAGCGTAAGGCTAAGTCTCGCTCTACAATATCCTCGACATCTGCAAGATAACGGATATTAGAGTCGAATGACCTTTGGTAGCGTCCATAAGTAGCAATTGAAGCATCGTCTGTAGCTGAGTAGGTACTGCCATAGTCATTGCCATAGCGCACGATTTCACTATTGCGAATCTTGCCAATTTGGAGGATGGACTTAACGCTTGATGGAGTTGCGTAATTGCCGTCCAACTGGGTTGAGCCATTAGCTGCTAAGTAGGTACTTCTATGATCCGCATCAGCATAAGAAATGCGCCCCTGCTTGTCCTCATAGAGCAGACCTAGAGCGCTATCGGCTATCTGGGTCACTAAAGTCTGTGTGTTACGGTCTGCTGCACTGAGATTATCCATCTGATACAGCCCAGCATCGATTTCGCCTAAGCCGACATTCTCTGCATTAGCCCATGTAGTTGTTGGGTCGTAATTAACCCACTGAAGGGCAGGTGCTACTTCTTGCCATTGATTGACTAGTAAGTCCTCAAGGATAATAGAAATCTGCTCACCATCTAAGTCATGAGCTACAGCTGCTGTGTAAATGGCTTTAGGCAATTTAGCCAATGCTCCTACTGCAAGAATTGAACCAACAGTAACAAAGCCAGTTTCTTCTGGGCTTCTGACTGAGGTTCTAAAATCTGAGACTGTGCCACCAAATACAGGCACATATACACCAGCACTGTCTTTAAGTTCTAGAGTTAAAATATCTGTTACATCAATGTCAAAAAGAGCATTGGTTGAGTTGATAATGTCCATGCGAGCATAACCTGCCTGACATTGACGATCTATATCAATGCGCCCTATAGTGACATTAACTGAAGTTACATTGGTATAAACAGTAGTGCCTACTGTAATGCGCCATTCTGGAAGCCATGTCATATTGGTAGAAGCAAACTCGATGTTCCACGCCCTACAGCTTGACGAATGACATCTTCTACAGCGCGGGCTATTGTTTCTGGGTCTCCAATACCTGTATTGACAGTTGTTGCAATCGTTACGCCACCTGCTGTTGAACCAGCAGTACCACCACTACCGCCTGTAGGTACTTGAGGCATTACTCCAGTAGCGCCACTTATTCCAGCAGTTGCTGCTGCTTGAGCTGCGTATCTTGCACCTGATAAAGCCTGTGCGAATGATGCACCGCCTGCTAATCCAGCAGCTAAAGAGCTTTGAGCAATAGTGTTAGTCAGTTGAATAGATTGATCATTGATTCCAATTAAAGCTCGTTTAACCCCGTCTAGTCCAGTTTCCCATGAAAGAAACGGATTGCCGGCATCCATAGAATAAACCTCAGTAAGTACAGTCTGAAGGCTTGTTACTTTAATTTGGACAGCATCTAACATCTTTGTATATTTATCTATCTGGTCAATGTTCTCAGATTCAATAGCCTGTATGAGCTTGAGACGAATACGATCTTCTTCTGAAATCTTACCCTTAAGGGCTGCTTCAATCTGAATCTTTTGTAAATCAAAGATTGCTTTGGCTTTAGCCAGTTTCAAAGTCTCTTGAGCAGCTTTGGTTTGTGTTTGTGCTAGTTTGGTTATTACTTTTTGATTATTAAGATAACTGCCAGCCTGAATAGGATTTTTACCCATAGCAGCTGCATTTTGTGCTGCTATCTGTGCATCGATTGCATCTGCGACTTTATTGAAGTTATTTATAGCAGCTACTGGATCAGTAAGTAACTCAAAAATTGTAGGCACTGCGTTAGATAATCTAATGAATCTGCCAAAATCTACAATCAAATCACTTATTGCTTGGGAATATCTTTCAATGTCAGAACTGGCGGCATTCACGCTACCGCTAGATTCTGTAAGAGCTTGGACTATGCCCTTGCCAATAACCTCTTTAGCGTTATTGCCTGCAATGGTCAGCTTGTTAAGTTGGCCTGCATAACTCTCAGCAGCAGAAGATGCCTGCCCTGCAAAAAGTTCAGAAAGTCTTATCTGGATTTCCTCAAAAGATGAGGATGTTAATTCAGCCTTAGATAGTCCTACACCTAATCGTCCTAGTGAAGCATTATTGCCTAGATATGCTTTCTGTAATCCCTGGCTGACTGTAGTTAAATCTTTTCCAGTGCCTGCTGATATATCTAAAGCAAGGTTAAGTAAAGTTGTTGCCTTACTAACTGAGGATGTGGCGCGAAGCAACCTATCCATAGCAGGACGAAGTTGATCGTCTAGAACGCCTGTCTGCTTTTCAAGATTGCTAATCATTTCATTGACATAAGCTGAAGTATTGCCAGTCTCAAGACCAAGATTCTTTAAGGTAATGCCTAAAGAGCGAGCAGCGTTATCATCTTCTACAAATGCTTTTACAGATGCCTTGCCATAAGCAATTACAGCAGCAGTACCAAAAGTAAGCCCGAATGTTCTGGCAAGACCTTTTACACTTTTATTAAGTTTTGTTACAGCTGTATCGGCTTGCTTAAAGGCTTTATTACCAGTGTATTCTGCTGCTAAGTTAATGACTACTGATGGATCGACTGCCATTATTTACCTTCCATAGCTGCATAGAACTTGACTTTTGAGTTCTCAATAGCCTTGATAATTGCTGCGTTGGTCTTACCGCCATCTTCTTTCCATGCTCTAAAGATTGCGCGACCCTTCATCTTGCGTGACCTACGACCTGCACCTGTCTGATTATTAGCATCGACTATGCCACCATACTGATCCATAGCCTCAATAAACATATTACCTGCGCCTGCGTTATTGCTTTTAGATTGATTCTTATTACCTGAGCGAATCATCTTCCCATAATTGGATTGACTTTCGCGTACCACTCTAGCCATAGGAGCTTGCTCGCGACCATTAGGATTTAAGCGACCAGCAGTCTCATAAATTGCACCAGCAGCAGAAGCATTAACGACACGAGCTAATGCTCTAAAGCCTTGCTTATTAGGTCTAGATGGTGTGGTTTTATATCCAATACCGCGTCTGGCTTTTCCTGTGCTCCAAATACGAGCAGTGCCCCAAGCGGTTGAACTACTTTTACCCCATCCACTTAGAGGAGCTGATGAAGGAATAAATCCTCTAGCTTTATTGGTAATCGGTTTTAGAAGATTACCTAACTCGTTTTGAGTTTCTTTTGCTAAGTCTGGAGCAAAGTTTTTAAGAGCCTTACGGAGTGCGATTGCGCCCTTTACTTCTGTTGGCATCGCTTATCTCCTTTGCTTCATCTTTAAGACCTTCCAACAAAGCCTGAAGCATTGTCGGGTCTAACTCTAATAACTGCTGTGGCGCGACCCCCAACCTTATGCTCAGACGAGCAATGAGGTAGGTGAATGGAAGATCGCGCTTTAAGACAAAGGGTCTGAGTCCAACACCTCAACACTTTTAAGAGTGCTGATGAAAGTCTCTAACCTTGCATCTACTGGCTCACCTGACCGCTTAACAACTTCATGAGCTAAAAAATACACTTGGGTCTGAAGTTCTTCCTCACGAAAGGCCTTGTGAAACCCAATCTTGTAATGCTGTTCGAATAGATATTCAATAAGAGGAGTTACTTCCCCTTGCACTACTTTTCCATCTGCAAATGTAACTTTCAGCTGTGCCATGATTTGCCCCTTTGTTTAGTTGTTTAGAAAGTGCCTGTAGTTGCTACTGTGATTGCTCCTGAGACCTGAAAAGTCAAGCTCTGCATTCCTAGGCTTGCGACATCTCCTGCAATAGGAGTAATCGTATCCACCAAGATTAGCCCACTGTAAAATGGGTTAGCAGCTGAACCTGATGCTGACTTATCTAGTGCGCACTTAAAATATGCATTAGTAGCAAATAGAGTGTTAAGTGATTGCAGTACAGCAGTAGCTCCATCATCGTTGATTAAATCAACAGTAATGCTGTTATTCTGCAATCCAGCCACATAACGATGACCTGTGTCGCCCATCGCTGTGGTCTCAATCTGATCTACAGAACGAGTCAATGTGAAACTTGTTACATACGCGCTAAGATCGATTGAGGCAGGGTCTGTTGCTCCTACTTTGAATCCAACCTTATTTACGATTCCCTGTGCCATGTTTATTCCTCATCTTTCTTAGTGACTGGTTTTGGTGCTGTTGCAGTTTGACCGATTCGCACGAGCCATTCTGCGTTTGCTTTGTCGTTATCGGACATGATTAACTCCAACTTGTTAGAATTGATACGGACATCTCGCAACTGAGAAGGTCTCCCGAAGCAGCATTGAGAACGCTAGGTGCGCTTATTGCGCCTACATTATAGGTCAAAGAAGATGCAGCGAGTAGGTTAAACACTCTAACTACAAAATCTTCTATCCCATTAAGGTTGCCCTCGTTATCGAAAAGAGGGGTCGTAATGATTAGTCGAAAATTGGCAAAAGGACTAATAGAAATCTGAGAGTTATTATTTGGCGTTAAATACGGATCATCGGGTGAAACAATAACCGAATTAGCCAATACTGTGGCAGGCGGGAATGCAAAGGTCTGCCATTTTGAGTTATCGACTAGAGCTGTGGCAAGTGTGGTTCTAAGTGTCGTAATAGCAACTGGTGGCATTATCCCACCATCGAGTTAGGGCTTAGCGCGTGTGCTATCAATCCTCGCACCTTAGCGAGAAGCTGTGCGCTCATTCGGTAAGGGCTTGGCTGGAAATCAACAAGGTTACTGCCTGAAAGGGTCGCAGTACGCGCTTGCCAGATTTCGACAGATATCATCAAAGCTGCATTCTGTATTGCTGTGTCTGCTGAATAATCGGTTGCTGACCCTGCAACAGTTCCAAAAGGTTGGATAGCGTGAACAGCTTGATCTGCTCCAACAGCAGCATAAGAAAGTGAATTAGAACTAATGGCAGTAATTGTCTTTGTTCCGTTATATGGGCTTCCGTTTTTTGTGATTGTCACGCTCTGACCAATATAGAAGGTTCCAGAAATGCTTGAATCAAAATAAAGAGTTGCCACATTATCCGTAATGCTTTGATGAGTATTGTAAATCTCATTTTGCCAAAGCATAGGCAGAAGAATCACATCTGTAGCATCACAGACTTCTTGTAGCGTAGCGTCAGGATACAGGGTGCCAACACCGAGCGTTGTGCGTAATTCACTTACTGAGGTTAGCGCCATCCTGATTCCTTTCTAAAGACTCTGGGGAGTAGAGGGCTACTACTCCCCAGAGCGACTTAGTGTGGCTTACGCCTTGTTATTCTTAAATGCGCCTGCGCCGACCTTAGTAGCAATTGCTCCAAAGCCGTAGTAGCCGATTGTTACCTGTCCTGCTGCAGTTGATTCTGCGCGTAGGCGGTAAGTTGGTGACTCATACCATGTGTATGCATCTGGGTTCACGATAAGGATTGTTCCATCGCCATCGCCAGCGTTTGTTGGATCAACATAAAGGTTAAGTCCAGCAACATTACCTGTGAGTGATGTTGGTGCTACTTGACCGCCTGCGTTCATTGGCTGTGAAGCTGTGTAAATTGGACGACCTGCATCGTTTAGAGACATGATGTTTGACCATTGTCCTGTTGATACGACCATGTTGCGAGCAAATGGATTTGGTAGTCCTGCTGTTGCTGCATAAACAGAAGCTGAACCGCGAGCAACAATGCCTAGCAATTCTGCTGCTGTTGGATATGTAACTGTTGTTGTTGCATCTAGTGATGCACCTGCAATAAGAGCAGCGTTTACTGCTGCGTTAGTTGTCTTTGCGTAAGCTGCTGCCATGTTGCGCACTAGCTCATCAAAGAATGCTGGAGATGTACGATCTAGCAATTCAACAGAGAATGTCTGTTGTCCAGCGTACTTCTTAACAGATACTGACAAGAACGCTGAGTTCTGGTCTGTCTCTGTAAATGCTGCGCCTTCTGCAACTTCACCAACTGTTGGCATTACTGTGATTTTTGGAATCTCAAAAGTCATACCTGCATCTGGCAATACTCCACGAGAAATTGCATCGATTGAAGGACGAATTGTTGTGCCAAGTGGGTTGATGATTTCTGACAATTGACGAGTTGGTACTAGACCAGCGTTGTCTGTTGTGTCATCTGCTGCGCGTAGGTACTGACGAGCATCTTCATCACCTAGTGCTGCACGAATTGTGTTTTCTGCATACTTAGCTGCAGTAACTTCAATGCGTGGCTTTGTAAAGTATGCTGCTGAAACAGTTGGGCGAGCAGCTTCAACCGCTTGTGCTTCAACTGGTGTTGCTTCGACTGCTGAAGTGGTTTCTTCCACGGTGGCTGTCTCGCTTTCTGTTGGTAGGGTTTCTTCTTCTGCAGCAGATTCTTCTGCTGCAATATCAGTGACTTGAGCCGACTTAAATGCAGGCTCTGTTACTAAACTTACTTCGACTAAGCGAGCAGCTGACACATAAGTCACGCCATCCTTAATCTTAGACTTGAGAACTTCTGCACCGATGCTCAAGCCAGATTGCAATCCTTCTTCTGCAAGAATTAGAGCTTCTGTACCGCGCTGTGAGCGGCTGATAGAAAATACTGCATCGATTGAGTTTTCTGATTCGCTAAATGAAACCATGCGACCTAGAGGCTTTTTTGTGTCATGCTGACTAAGCAACTTAATTGACTTAGGGTCTGTGATGTCAATAGATCCAGAAGCAAAGATAACTTTGCCCATATTGGTTGAGCCTGCTTCAACATTGAGAGGCACAATCTTGCCTGATACTGTGCGACTTGCTGAGTCAGCTGTTAATTCAGCTGAGAAGGTGATTACTTGATTCATTCCATACCTTGACTTCCATTAGGTGTTAGATTAGTCATTTCCATTGCCTGCTCTGTGGTAATCAGATTAAGGCTAAGTAGTTTTTCGATTACTGCTAGTTCTTGCATTGGGTCAGTGCGCAAGAAGTTCTTATCAATATCGAACTTAACTACATTGCCACGAGCAGTAATATCATCCATAGACAAGCGATCTTCTATTGCACTAATGAAAGGCTGCAAAGATAGCTGAAGAAACTGTTTCCTCTCGTCTTGGACGTTATTGTATGTATAACTCGAGTTTTGGTCAGCAGATACATAGATTGCTGGAACATTGCACAACCGAGCAATTTCAGTTGCAAGATTTTGAATTGCTTCACCATACATCATGTCTTTAGGTGAAAATGAAACAGGAACATATTCCAAAGTGGAAGTGAGATAAGCCGTAGACCTGTTATTTCGAGCGCTTTTGAAAGCTGCAAGTAATCCAGAGACTTCTTTAGGATCAAGGTCAGCCCCATTGTTCCGAATTATTCCAGTCGGCATTGGTTGAGATGCTGACACTGCTGCTGATTTTTGAACATCAATAGCTGCGCGGATTGTTTGAATGCCGGTGCTTAAGATTCCGGGAAGCAAAGACTGGAAGGTAATTAAACTGCCTAAACCGTCCATCGGTAAAGTCATTCCATCAACTGCATAAGATTTTACAAAAGTGTTAGTGCTATCAAGTGTTGCAGTTACGCGATTGTTAGCAATCCATTCAAAGCGAGATGGTCGGCCATCCTCGGAATAAATCTCGACTACTTTCCAGAAGGCCTGCGAATATAGAAGCAATGATTCAACTGTATATGCAATAGTTACAGATCGTGGCTGTGAATAAGAAGGTTGTTCTATCCATGCAGGAGAACCAAGTTCTTCATTGGTAGATTTTTTGTAAAGCTCCATTGGAATTGCGCCAATAGTTCCGGCTAAAAGATTTCTGCATCTCATTAACGCAGGTACGCTAAGAGCATCTTCTCTGCTAACGAAAGCATATTGAAAGGGCATGGCATAAGGTGAATACTCACCAAGAACTTGAGGAGCAGACTGAGCTTCTAATAGAGGCTTAGACTGGAGACCGAATGTTTGCAATATGCGACCCATAGACATAAATGGTAGCACATGTCAAGTATTTGACATACCACCTAAGGTGTGTCTAGGTATAAATTTGAGGCTTAGCAACTGGAATCATTAACTTAGATACAACCATTGCCAAGCCAATTGGAGCAGATATGTCACCTGCTGACTTTCTCTTAATAATTCTCCATGCAGAGTCATTGACCTTAGCTGCACAGTTATTCATCTGCTGGATAAGTTCTGCCTGCCCATTGTGGACTACTCTGGCATTAACTAAGCCTTCTAGTAAGTCTCCACAGGCTTTATAGAACTGTTGGCCTGAGACATCTTCGACCATGACTCCGGCATTGCTTAATCTATCGGCAATAGTCTGAGTAGCGTAACGATCAAAAGTAACAAGCCTTGGCTTGTATATATCACACCAAGCCTTAATGGAAGCGGCCATGCGCAATTCATCAATAGCAACCTGAGAGCTGTAAGTCTCTAGGATTCCAATGCCAATCCGCCCATCTGGGAGAAGTTGTCCTGCGACTAATGATCCGTTCCTGCGAGACGGACTGACATCGAAACCAAATATAGTATAAGCCCCCGGAGACATTTCTAGTGTGCTATCGGATGTATCCTCGAGAACTCCGTGAGGCCAAGGTGAAGATAAACTGTCAATCCACTGGCAAAGGGTCTCTGTTCTCGTATTTTCAATAGGGGAAGTTGCAATAGCTTCTTCAATCGCTTCCTCAGTAATTGTGTACCCCAGAGAAGGGTTAGCCAAAGCCCATGCACTACGATCTGTTATCTTGCAGTATTGCGGAGCTGAGTATTCATAGAATCCGTAAGACTTTGGCGGATAGTCAATTGCTCGTTCTCTAAGGTCGTTGAGGACAGTGCTAAAAGCGTCTCCTGCATTAGAGGTAAGAAGCGTCTGAGAGTTTGGATGAGCTCTAGTCGTAGGAGTAGCAGCTCTGAATCCATCTTCTGTAATTTCTCGGACTTCATCGATGTAGAGCAACCCATTGACACTTCTGCCTCGAGATCCGTCTCTAGTTGCTGCAACAACATCAAGCCTTGCTCCAGATAGCATTTCAATTGACTCTGTACCGTTGGCGTGTCTGATTTGTTTGACGAATCCCTTGAGGTGGTCATTGGTCTCCAATAAATGAGTTACTTGTCGGAAGGTGTCCAGAGCCATGCTTCTGTTAGAGGACATAATAAGGACATTGGTATTCCACTTGATTAAATGAGCAAGAATCAACATACGCGCTAAATGGGTCTTACCATTTTGCCGAGCAACCAGAATGAGGTTTGTTTTACGAATCCACATGCCTTTTTTGTCCACAGTGAGCATATCCTTGAGAACGAACTCCTGCCAAGGCATTAAATCCATCTTAACTATTGCACATAGGTCTTTGACATCCTGCAGCTTGTTTTCGCCCTTGAGAAGTGGACTGTGAAGCCTTGGTTTAGTTGCCCCTCGTAGGGCTTTGCTCTTTTTGGGCTTAGTTGTCATTGATTCGGACTAGGTCGGAGCTTAAACGGACTGTCCAGCATCGTCTCGGACTGTATCGGGGAGAGGAGTTCTGA